CAATAAGTATAATATATAGAGCTACCCGGGCAATCACCTAGGCACTCTATATCGGCTACTTTGCAATACGCAAACCCCAAACAAGAAAGGTGATTAAAAATGGTTGAAAGTAATGCAGACACTTTACTGAAAAGTAAAGCTACTCAGCAGAGTAATGAAACAGAAGCAAATCCATATAATGCTAAAAAGGATTATATTGATTATGAACAAAGAGCAGCAAATGCGAAAGAACCTTTTGCAGATGCTAACACAATAGCGGTTAAGAAGGACCAACCAAAAGTTGTTGTTGACTCAATGAGGTCAGAACAAACAGAGGAAGATACTCCGGAAGAACAAGCTGACAAACCTTATCAAAAGGTTGACTACAAAAAAAGATATGATGACCTCAAGAAACATTATGATGGTCGGGTTAATTCTTTTAAGTCGAGAGAAGAGGAACTATTAGCAGAGATTCGTTCTAATAGACCTAAGTACAAAGCACCTAAAAGTGCCGAGGAAATCGAAGCTTTTAAAAAAGAATATCCAGATGTTTATGGTGTTGTTGAAACAGTCGCACATCTTAGAAGTTCTAAGGAAACAGAAGATTTAAAACAAGAGATTAAAAGTCTTAAAGAATTAAATCAAACTGTTAACAAAGAAAAAGCAGAAGCTAGACTAGCGAGAATGCATCCAGACTTTGAAGAAATTCGTGAGTCAGATGATTTCCATAGTTGGGCATCAAGTCAACCAGAAGCGATTAAGGATTGGGTTTATGGTAATGCTACAAACGCAGAACTTGCTTCAAGGGCAATAGACTTATTCAAACAGGATACCGGCAAGTCAAAATCTAAAGAAGTGTCTGGCGATTTAGTTGCTGCATCAGAAATGGTGAAAGTTAAAAACAGCAAAGAAATTGGCTATGGTACTAAGAAGATTTGGACTCGTTCTCAAATAGCGGCAATGTCGCAGTCAGAATTTGATAAGAACGAAAAAGCTATAACTGATGCTATGTCTGAAGGTCGTGTCGTAAATGACATGGGTAACAGACCAAGTAGAGGTTCTGGTAATCCGACTTACTAAATTATAGACCGCACATTGTTAATCACTTAACTTAAACAACACAGGAAAGGGGAATATCATGGCGGTATTTCAAAATGCCTCTAATAGTAATCTAAGTAACTTTGATACTACTAGTGGACAAACAAATGAGTTCTTCGTACCAGAAATATTTTCGAAGAAGATTCAAAACTTCTTTAGAAAGTCTTCTGTTATCGAAGCAATAACAAACACAGACTACGCAGGTGAGATTGCGGCTTTCGGTGATACAGTAAAAATCATCAAAGAACCAGAAATCACAGTTGCGGCTTATACAAGAGCAGCAAGTACAACTAAACAGTACTTAACTGACCAAGAATTAACTCTTGTAATCGACAAAGCAAACAGCTTTAAGTTTATAGTTGACGATATCGAGGAAAAACTTTCTCATATCAACTTTGCATCAGTTGGTGCATCAAGTGCAGCTTATACTCTTAAGAACACTATGGATGCTGAAGTACTATCTACAATGTTTGCAGGTGTATCTACAGCAACTCCAGACCATAGACTTGGTGGTGACGGCAATGGTGCTGCATCAGGAAGTTTTGGTGCTAATGACCCATTAGATATGGGTTATGCATCTGGTGAGTTGACTCCTTTATCAATCATGGCTAGAATGGCTAGATTGTTAGATGACTCTCAAGTACCAGAAGACCAAAGATGGTTCGTTGCAAAACCAGAGTTCTATGAAGAACTAGCAGCAGAAGACTCAAAACTTATGTCATCTGACTTTAACCAAGGTGATGGTGGAGTAAGAAATGGTCTAGTTGCATCTGGTTCAATTAGAGGATTCCAAATGTATAAATCTTCTAATGTACCTGCAACTACAGGTTCTACAGCTACTGGTCAATGCTTAGCAGGACATATTTCTTCTACAGCAACTGCCCAGTCAATCCTAAACATTGAGACTTTAAGAGATACTGATACTTTCGGTGATATCGTAAGAGGTCTTCATGTATATGGAAGACAAGTTCTTAGAGATGATGCAATCGTGAAAGCGGTTTACACTATCGACTAATACTAATATTGAGGGGGCGATTAATCTCGCCCTCTCTTTTAATATAAACAAAAGAATTTTAAAATGGCAGCACCCTTCAGAACATATCTTGATTTAACTAATACTCTTATAAGAGAATTAAATGAAGTAGAACTGTCAAGTGTTTCTTTTACAAATGCAAAAGGAATACAAAAATATATCAAAGATACAATTAATAGAGCATACTTTGATATTTGTAACTCAGAAGATAAATGGAGTTTTTTAGCAGTTGGTGACCCAAGTAATAACTATTATGGAAATGTTGCAGTTGAGACTGTATCTGGAACTAGGTGGTACAAATTCAACGCAAGTTCAACTGGGATTACAACTGACTATGGGTTTATAGATTATGAAAATGTTACACTAACAGAAGAAGGTGTAAGTGGAAAATCAGCACCATATGAAATTAGAAATCTAAGACCTATCACAATAGAATTTTGGAATAAACATTACGCAGTATCAGAAGCTACAGATAAAAGTGATACACAAACTTATGGTATTCCACAAAGAATTATTAGAAGTCCAAAGAATGATAGGTTTGGTTTATCACCTATACCTAATGGTAAATACAAAATTTATTTCTTTGCATACACACAACCAGAAGAATTAACAGCACATGGAGATACTGTAGTATTCCCACAACAATATACAACAGTATTACTTGCAAGAGCAAGATATTATTTACATCAATTTAAAGACAATATAAGTCAGTCACAGTTAGCTGATGCGGAATATAAAAAAGGTTTAAGAACAATGAGAGAACAATTAATTGAACCTTTTCCAGACAGAATGACTGATGATAGAACAAGGATAATATAATGGCAAAGAGTCCTGCATGGCAAAGAAAAGAAGGTAAGAATCCTTCTGGTGGTTTAAATGCTAAAGGTCGTGCTAGTTATAACAGAACAACTGGCGGTAATTTAAAAGCACCAAGTAAAAAAGTTGGTAATAAAAGAAGGGCTAGTTTTTGTGCGAGGATGAAAGGGATGAAGAAAAAACTTACATCTAAAAAAACAGCAAACGACCCTAACAGTAGAATTAATAAATCATTAAGAGCATGGAATTGTTAAATGGCAGAGCAAGGTGTTTCGGTAACATGCGAAGGCGGATTAGACTTAGTAGGTACAACACATACACTATTTAGAACTCCGGGTGTCGCAACAACATTAGAAAACTATGAATCTTCTATCCATGGAGGATATAGAAGAATAAATGGTTTTACTAAGTTTGGTTCTAATACTCCAGATACAACTAGTACAAACATAGAAGGTATATTTAGATATGCTAAAGGAGTTGTAGCTTGTCAAGGTTCAAACATTTATTATAGTGCAGATGGTAATACATGGACACAAGTAAATAAAGATACCTATCAAAATAAAACAGGAACAGTTTCAGTAACAGCAGGTTCTCCAACTGTAACAGGAAGTGGAACAAGTTTTACTACAGAATTTTCAGTAGGTGATGATATTAAAATTAACAATGAAATTTTTAATATCTTATCTATTACAGATAATGTAACACTAACTGCAGATGGTAATTTTGCAGCAACAGCTTCAAGTCAAAATATAAAAAAGAATGGAGCAACTGCAGCACAATTAACAAGTGGTTCAACAATAGCAAGAACAAGTCAATTAGATTGTAAGTTTGCTTTATATGAAGGTGAATCACAATATGGTGAATTATTTATAGTAGATGGAAATAATCAACCTGCATATTTAAAAATAGATATAGCTAGTGGAACACATACTTATTTTTTTAAAGAAGTACAAAGGTCTGCTCCAGAAAAATCTAAGTTTGCAACTATCTTTGGTGAAAGATTAATTGTTGCAGGAGATTCAGATAATCCACAAGTAGTAAGTTATAGTACAAGATTAAAACCAGAAGATT